CGCGGGGGCAGCAGCTGCAATGTGCAGCTTTCAATCTCTTCTTCTTAGAGATTGATACCTTGTTCACATCAGGAAGGCAGGTCTACTATGAGTAAGACGATAGTTATCAGTGATCGCTCGTATAAAGATACGCGCGGTCTCCCTGAAACTATGGATCCTCGTATGTTTTACGAGTATTCTACTCAGCGTAGATACGAACAAGCGAGTGGCCTTGAGGGTCTTCTCTACAAACTGCTACCTCGATCTTTGTTCAAGTCATTGGCATTTGCCATTGACCCGTTCGCAGATCTAAAGATAGCATTAGGTAGGATTTCCCCTAAGGTTCGTACACGTACCCGGTCCTTAGTTTCTATTTTAGATGGGCGAAAGCTCAAATATCATAGAAATGTTTGGACAGAGGATACGCGTTACGGACCTCCTAGTGGACACACTGAGGATAGTTTGACCACCTATGGTGCTCAATTACCTCTTGTGTCCATTTCCAAGGACACAACTCGTCGGCTCCGCGTCAAGGGATCTGATCAGGGCGAGCTTTCCACGTGGAGAGCTTACGCTGTTTCACCTCCTATGAGCGTCCGCAAGTTGTGGACCGATAACAGTTATTACACTTCCGGCGGAGGTTACTACTATAGAACCTTCGACGATCAAGTGTATAGCTGGATCGGCCCCACCGCCCGCATCAGTCCTACCGTTGTAAGCGCCTTAATGGCTTCTGAAGAGTTGCTTGCTTCGTCTCTTATGGCGAAACATGCGATATCCATGTATAAAGGTATCTTACCTTCTGCACGGACATATACTCTTTTCAGGAACCTGGTGGAGCTCCGAGATATACCGCGTAGTATTACGCAATTACGTACTACTATTCGTAATCTTGGCAGCCACTATGACTCCATGACCATACCGCACAAAGTTAGGAAGCAAGTTACTTCCTTTAATACATCTTTGCGCGATATTCCGAAAGAATGGTTAAGTTATTCTTTTGGATGGCGTCAAACTTACAGCGATATGATGGGTTTGTTGACTTCTCCTCAAAAAATCGGAAATAAGATAAATTTCCTGATTAGGCGAGGAAATAAGCCAACAACGTTCCGTTCGACGAGGAATTACTCTTCGAATGGAGCGGCATCTTCTGGCTTCGTCTATGACGTCACTTTGCCGGAAAGAGGTTCGACTACCGAGCATTCGATTTCTCGGGAGACGGAACTCAGAATGGTTGTTAATGCTACCATTCCTTTTCCTCCAATTGACGTTCCCAGACTTATGCGAAACGATTTTATGCATAAGATGGGTGTCTTGCCCACGTTTGCGGACTTGTATAATCTTGTTCCGTGGACTTGGTTGGTTGACTGGTTTACGGGCCTTGGAACATATATCGAATTAATCGATAATATTTCCATGGACCGAAACTTAATCAACTGGGGAGTAATCACTTCTGAGACGAAGGGAAAACTCACCACCAGACATCAGACGTATGTTGAGTCACTAGCACATCATAGTGTAAACGCTACTGGGTATACAGACACTACTCGTGTTTTGTATCCCCATTCTAGCGATTTATACTTCTTTTCTCATTTAAGAAAAGATGTGTCTAGTGTCTACGATGTGAGCATCGCTACTGATCCGTCAACATTGTCGGCGTATCAGAATTCGATACTCGGCGCGCTATTAGCAACGCGCGTCGTGTTTAGACGCTAGGGAATCCTTCTCTAGCGCCACCCTTCATTGCCAGGAGACGTCTATGCTTATCGATCCAGTCACTGTTGCCGCTTCCGCTCCAAATCCTGCTCTTGCATTGGCAATTGTCAATCAAGACAGCTTTGGAACCGAAAGGCGTGACACTAATGGTGGTGGATATTCCACTATCATTAATCACGCGAAGATTAAGGACGGCGAGCGTCATTATTTCCAACTGTTGTTGGAAAAGGACGTTACCGATCCTTATACTTCCGTCATTCGGAGAAAGAAAGCCTCCGCTTCCGTGTCAATAACGATGCCTACCGGATTTACAGCTACCGAGATGGTAAATCTCGCTAAACTGTTATTCGATACGATCGCTGACGCGGACGTGACTACGACGAAGCTACTTCAGTGGCAAAGCTAACTATACCCAGCTTTGAACATCGACGTAAGTCGATCGACATTGCTGAAGCCAGACGAAACTCTTTTATCAGAGCTCGTGCGGCCACGTACAGCGCTTTTATCACTGCTGTTGCTTTTATCCTTGCCATTGTTGTTTTTACAATGGCAGGAGCAACGGTTTCCTTCGAGGCTGCTAAGCCTGGTTGGTGGATCCACGGACACTTTCAGCCTCCTTTGGCTGTAGTGCCTAAAGATCCTCATAAACCTTCTTCCAAGAAGGATTATGAACCGTCGTCGAAAACACCCAATTAAGGGTGTAGGATCGCTATCTAGACTCGGAATGTTAACCTCATGGAGGTAACATGAAAAGTCCGATAGTACTCCTACGAAGCCTACTGATTGATTTCAGTAGGTTAGAGCCTGATGTGAAAGGCCATGATCGAGATATCATCACGATCATGAGAAGGTACGAAAATGAGGGTTACGGTTTCCTATCCGTAGCCTTACCAGCCCTAGGAAAATCCCTTCAACAAGGACTTTCGTCAGGTTGGTTCCACTGTCCCGTTGGATTTAAATGTATCCGCGGGGGAACAATCCCGAGACTTTTTTCGGGTATGTTCTTGGAAGTTTTCGAACCTATAACTGGACGCGTTAGAGAAGATGCGAATTTTGGTACGATCAAAAATCTGTACCAAGTTCTATTCTTCTTTAAAAAAGTTCAGCTAAGCGAGGAAAGCAACGACAAATTGCATTCCAAAGCTTGTTCTGAATTTTTCTCAAACGATAAGATAGCATGCGAGATAGTTTTTCCCGCACGTGAAGCTTACCGGTTGAGCGTTGTTTCACGATTTATCTTATCATCGCTGCGTATTAACAGCTATGGTAAAATTTCGTGTAAACACGGTCCAGGAGCCGTAAAAGAGGGACTAAAGGCTAACCAGAAGTGGTTAGCCGTTGCCGACTCTATCTTCACAGATAGTTTCGACACGGCGGCATTAGAATACGATACTTTTGCCACAAGTTTCGATTCACTTTTGTCGAGTGAATTGAAAGGCTTAAGTTCGTATGCGAAGTCGTCGCAATCTCTCGATTACGGTGCTTCTCGCAGCACTGCTAGGCTTATTTCTGTTCCGAAGAATTCTACTTCGAACAGAACGATTACAGTCGAACCTGTGTTGAACCAGTTTGTTCAACAAGGGTTGAATACCATACTTCGGGATTCTATCCTTAAGTGTGATATTTTAAGACTGTGCCTAGCTTTGTCCGACCAAAGTAAGAATCAACAACTTGCTTTGGAAGGATCCCGTACTGACAAATGGGCTACAATTGATTTAAAAGCCGCATCTGACTTACTCAGCGTCAAGCTGGTTAAGTTAGTATTCGACTCGCATGAAGAATTTCTTATTCATGCGATCAATTGTAGGACTCCGACGGTAGACAATACGAAATGTATTGTCGAAATCGGAAAGTTTGCCGGTATGGGTAATGCATTAACATTCCCTGTCCAGTCGGTTGTTTTCGCAACGATTGCGATCGCAGCTATCCTGGACATGAAGCAGATTCGAGCTTCAAAAAGGAATATGATGCACGCCGCGAGGCATATACGAGTCTATGGTGATGATATCATCATAGCCTCAAAATATGCTCATCAGGTGGTATCCTGGCTTAGTCTCTTTGGCCTCACGGTCAACGGGACTAAGAGCTTCCTTGCAGGAAACTTCAAGGAAAGCTGCGGGGTTGACGCATATAGAGGAGTTGATATAACTCCCTTATATATTAAACCCCGGCCAGATCAAACCTCTGCTGATCCCAACGCTATAGCTAGTCTTGTATCTCTGTCAAACCAAGCTTGGTTTGAAGGGTTATACGAAACTAGCGCCTGTCTCCGTAGAGAAGTGGAAGAGAGATTAGGATATTCTCTCCCATTAGTATCTAAGGATTCAGGTGCGCTTGGGTGGCACTCCCGTCTTGATTCTTCAAACGCCACTAAGTGGTGCAAGAAGACTCATCAGTTGCTCGTGAGAGCACCAGTTGTTCTTTCAAAATTGAGGAAAGATCATCTGGACGGTTGGGCTGCTTTGTTGAAGTTTTTTCATGTCCCCCTTATTGGGAGACCTCTGAATCACCTTCAGCAAACTTCAGCGCGATTCCAACTTAGAATCGCTCAGAGGTGGGTGCCGGCTTTCGTAACTGGAGCCGATTAATCCTGGATGCATTCTTGCACCAGGTCAGAGAGGGACTTGTTAAGTGAACCCGCCCCGTAAGGGGCGGATTTCACAAAGTCTTGCATTAGCATGCCTCACCACATGTTCTGGCTAAGTGCCAGTACCGTGCAGCAATGCGTGGTAGATGCAAAAACTTGC